TCAGGCATTGGTTACCTCCGGGTCGATGAGGTCCATTGCGTCGTGCCAGCCCAGGACGTACCGGGCAACGCGCTCTGGCTCGCCCAGGAGCAATCGTGGCCCCATGACCCCGCGTCCCCCCTCCGCCAACTCGTGCGCTCCCTCCGCCAACACCTCGTTGACGAGCCGCTCCGCGCGGACGTAGTGCTCCTCGTAGCGCCCGACGCTGGAGGTTGCCAGGGAGCCGGCCAGGGTGAGAATGAGTGCTTCGCGCTTGGTCATGCGTCCATCTCCCACTTCGGCTCCTCCGTGGGCACGAATCGCGCGTTGTCCGGATAGCGCTCCCGGTGCTTGGGCGGGATCACGCCCTGATGCCAGAGATCCCGAGTCGTCACCCGTCGACCGTCGAAGAACTCGATGTCGAAACGCCGCCCGCCGTGCCCCTTGAACCGGCCTCCCGGCTCGTCGTCGCCCAGGGTGAAGTGTTCGCCATTGACGACGACGCGACGGTCCGACGCACAATCGGCCGGCTGAAGCCAGATGTCCGGGTGCGGACTGTGCTGCGTCCAGAAGTCGTCTTTCGAGTCGACGGACTCCTCCACGGACACGGTGACCACGTACTTCCGGTCTGTACCGTCGTCCTGGTCCACGTCGAACGTCGCGCGGTAGGCCCGTCCGCCCACGCCATCGTCGGTGTACGCCCCCTCCGTCCGGCTGTGCGCGCCAGGCTTGGGGAGGGCGTCACCCACGGCCAAGATGCCACGCCAGAGGGCGTCACGGACGACGTCGGACTCCAGGTCGGTCAGTGCGCGCTCAATGTCCTTGTCGATGCTCATGCTGCGTCCTCCCACTCCACCGTCGTGTGCGCGTCCAGCTCCTCGTACAGCGCGTCGAGGTCGTCCTGATTCATGACGACCGTGGCGACGGTCTCCCCCTTCGCGTTGCGGACGTGGAGGTCGTACTCCAGGCCCCGCGGGGTGACGTTGACCGTCGAGCCGTCGGCCGTGTGGATGGTGGTTCCGCCGTTGATCATGTGCTTCTCCTCGTGTGTGGTCCTACGCCGAAAGCCCCCGGCGCCGTGGCAACCGGGGGCTAGGTGGTGCGTGTGTGGTTGGCGCTACTTCGGCTTGTGACTCGACGCAAGCAGGAGGATCAGGGCAATCAGGATGACTACTCCGGCGCCTTCCATGCTCATCTCCTCGTCGGGACGCGCAGGGCAGGGGCGGTGATCTTCGGGCCCGTGGGCTTCTTCAGCTTCGGGGCCTTGACGTCGAGTTCGACGCACGATGGCTGTCCGGTGTGGTCTTTGAAGTCGCAGGCCGCGAGCATGGCCAGAGCGGCGATGAGGGCCGGGACGAGGGCGACGTGTCGCGTAAGTCGTTTCACGCGGCTGTCTCCCACGCGAACAGTTCCGTCAGGAACTCGCCCGTCGTGGTGTCCCGGTACTCGTCGACGTACTTTCCGTAGATGTCGTAGACCACGATCTTGAAGGACGGGTCTTCGTAGGTGTACGAGGAGTAGTGGTAACCCTCGTCGTACTCGAAGGTGACTTCCCCTACCTCCTGCCCCAGCTTCTCCGCGAAGTAACGGCGTACTGCTTCCTTGAACACGTCGCCTCTCCTCCTGTGCATGCGAAGCGGGGCGCCCGATGTGGACGCCCCGCGTGTGTGACTGGTGCTACTTGCGGAAGAGCTTCCGGGCGTAGCCGATGACCATGTTCAGACCGATGACGAGAAGAACCGCCGTCCCGAAGCCGACGGCCGGCACAGCGACGACAATGCCGTGGATGGCGCCCAGTACGAGCATGAGGAGCCATGCCTCGAAGGGGATGACCGCCAGCATGCCGAGACAGGCGCCCGCGATGAGGGCGGCTCCGTCGGCAGTGGTTTCGACCTTGCGGCGCTTCGTGAAGTTCACTCGCTCTCCCCCTTCAGTCGCGCGATCTCCCGCGCCTGGCTGACGATGACGGCCCGGAGTTCGTCGACGAGCTGAGCGCTCGTCTCGTCGGTCGGCGTCCACGTGTGCTCCGCCGTCGTGGTGTGCAAGACGATCGGCCCCAGCAACGCCTTCCGGAGTTGCTCGTCCCGCTCGCGCAGCTCGTCACGTTCCTTCACGACGCGCTCTGCGGCCCTGACCACTCGGTAGACGTTGGTGGCATCCCACTTCGAGCGCCCCACACTGACGTCGTCCAGGGCGACGCCCAGGTGACGCGCAGTGTCGTCGATAGCGGTCTTCAGCTCCGCACGGACGGGGTCGGCGTCAAGGATCTGTTCCCGCAGCTCGTTGAACTCTGCTTCAGAGACGATCACCCGGACAGCCTTCGGGAAGCGCCCTTCCCCGGGACGGGGGTGGAGTACCTCCATCTCGTACCCATCCGCCGGAAGGTCGATCCGGACACGACCGCTGATGCGGTGGTGAGCCCTCACGCCGCCCTCCTCTGCGTGCCGGTGACGAACTCCCCGCCGGAGGCAATGGGCTTGCCGATGACCTTCTTCTTCCCTTCCTTCTCCCAGTCGAAGACGCCGCGCAGGTGGAGGAAGGTGTCGAACACCGTCCGGTCGCACTTGACCGGATGCAGCGCCCAGCCCTCCGGGCGGACGTGGAGGGCGGCTCCGCCAGCCATCTCCGGAACGTCGACCGATTCCCCCGTCTCCGCGACGATGATGCGGTCCGCGTAGCGGTAGGCGGAGAGCTGGAGGGCGACGCTGTCGTAGATCGCCTTCGAGGTCTTCCAGTCGAGGATGACGACTTCCCCGTCCACCTTCGCAATGGCGTCGAACGAGCCGGCGTACTGATGGGCGTCGCTCCAGACGGTCTCCTCCATGTAGAGGAACTCCGGCTGCACCTCCTGAAGGAACTCCCTGAACCACCGGACGTGGGGCTTCACGTCCATGTGGACGGACCGGTCGTTGACCGTCTCGCCCCGCGCCAGGCGCTCGAAGTAGTCGTGAGCGGCCGTGCCCAGGTCGCTCGCCGCACGTGACTTCCGTCGGTGGGCGTTCTTCAGGTAGTCGGTGGCGCCGGCCGGATCGCGCTGGATCAACTGGGAGACGATGTCCCAGTTGTCGACGGCTGCCTTTGCGGCTTCCTTCGCCGACCAGTACATCAGGTAATCCTTCGGGAGCATGCTCCCCACGGACGTCACGCCCGGGACCTTGATGTCACCGTCGTCCGGGTCGATGTAGAAGCGCGAGTCGCCGCGCTTGATCGTGCTCACTCCGGCCACGTGGCCTCCATGTGCTCGTCCGTCAGTGGCTTACACATGGGTTATGTCGTAATCGGAGCGGCATGTGACGCGGCCCGTCGAAGATCTTCCGCGCCCTCCTCCTCTGGCCAGACTGAGGCCAAAAATGCAAACTAACCCCTATTTTCAACTTCTCTCTAACGCGCATAGAGAGAAAGTGAAAGTAGGGGTTAGTTCGACACTTTGGCCTGGAGTTTGACCCGAGGAGGGGGCGGAGGCTGGTCGACGGGGAGGCGGATCAGCCCTCTGACCTGCGGCTTTTCAGATGACGACGCAGCCGGCGGACGGTGCGCTCCATCTCCGCAAGCTCCTCGTCGAGTTTGGCACGCTGCCCATCCGTCATGTGCCCGTCGATGACGTCGGTGTCGATCTGGCCGACGATGGAGACCGCAACCTTCGCCAGGCGGAGGTGGTCGGCCGTCGCCTTGACGCCCGTACCGGGGCCGCCTCCCTGCGTGGGGACGATCTCCTCTGTACTGCCCTTGGGCTTCTTCGCTGCCTGCGTCTTCCTCGGGGTGGACGCCTCCACCTCTGCCGCCACGCGCGTTGCGCGGAGGATCGTTGCGTCAGTGGCCCGTCGGTCCTGCTGACGCTCCAGCGGGGATGCGTCCTTCAGCTTCAACGCTTTTAGTTCGCGGGGCGTGAGGTGGCGACGGACCATGTTGCCGACGTGGTACCGCACGTTCGCCTGTAGCCGCTTCAACTGATCCCTGTCGCGGATGTTGGCAGCGCTGTACACCTCTGCCGCGTCACGTCGGTAGTCACCCATCTGCCCAAGCCAGTCGTCATGCCGCTTCCGCAGGGCGAGGAGAACCACGGCAATGTTCTTCGCGAGTAGCTCCGGCTTGTGCTCAATGGCGGCGTACTCGCGAGCGTAGGCGGCACCACGAGCGATCAGTGCGGCCGTCTCTTCGTGCTCGATGGTTTCGAGGTCGAGGTCCTGGACGCTCGCAGCGTTGACGTGGGTCACAGCCGCATCGTCACGCAGTCGGGCAACTTCCTTCGGGCTCATCTCGACCTCTCCTTAGACGTAGCTCCGCCTAAGGCAGAGTACCGTGAAGCACTGACTTTAGGGAGACCTTACCCCACGGTACTTTCCCTTGATCACTCAGGCGCGAAATCCGTGTCGCATACGCCGCAGTGAATAGGGCCCTGCGCTGCGACGGTGCGGGATACGCGGAATCGTCGGGGCGGAGTGCACTTGCAGGCGTAGGTCAGTCGGTCGACTCGCCCCCTGTTCGACGTCGGAGGAAGCTCTAGGTGCGGGAGGACGAGCGGGATAGCTTCCTCCAGTTCCCGCAGGCTCTCGGCATACCGCTCCTTAGCGGCCGGCGTCAGAGTGGGTGTGTGGTAGCCCTTCCCTCTGACGCGTTTGGCGCCGTCGGGCCATTCGAGGCCCACCTCCTCCGCAGCCGCTAGGTAGTTCTGGTTGTGATAGACGCCGTGCATGGTCGTGTCGTCGACGCCCCTGCACCAGCACAGGAGGTGCGCAGCGTCGTGGAGGACGGTCTCCAGGACGACGTCAGGGCCCGCCTGGAGGATGTCCGCGGTTACGACGAGGCCCGACACGGCCCCGTCGTCGTCTCTCTTCCAGCGTTCAGGCCCGTGATCCTGAATGCGTGAGGTGGGCGAGATGATCGGGTGGATTGGTGGTAGCTCCGCTACCTCCGTCCTCAGTCGCTCCCACAGGGAGCTGAGGGCGGACAGTAGAGGGCCGGGTGAGGTCGGCATGCCGCGGAGTATAGGTCTTATGTCGACCACCCCACCTCCCAAGCTTTAGCCAAGTGCGTGAGTCGTTTTACGCGTACAAGGTGCATGAAAGCCCTCTCCGCCCGTGACCAAAGGAAGGGCTCGTGCGGTATTCGAACGCGGGTTTGAATAGCGGTGTTGCCCACAAACGCAAAAAGCCCCCTGGCTCCGAAGAACCAGGGGGCTCAGATGCTTGCCGTACTACTCAGGTGTCACTCCGTCGGCGTCACCTTCCGTCGCGCGCTCTCACCCACGAGGAGTGGGAGAGCGACGACACCCACGGCTCCGACCGTCTCCGCCGTGCCGGCGTCGATGGCGGGGAAGACGACGGCCAGGCCCAGGACGAGCGACGTCAGGGCCGCACGCAGACGCACGGGCTCCTGCGCGGCGAAGATCTGGAGGCGAATCAGACCGCGGAGGTAGAGGTGGTTGAGGTAGGTCCAGAGTCGAGTGAGCATGAGTGCCTTTCGGTTAGAGGCGGTTGGCGTGGCGGGCGGATTCGGCGGCGTAGATGTTGTCGACGATGAACTCCATGTCCTCGTGGAGGCCGTCGACCGTTCCGGCGTTGCGGACGTAGTACTTGGCGTCGTCCTCCGTCAGAGAGTTCTCCGACACGTGGTCCATCTGCGGAACCCCGGGGCGGTCGATGTAGACGAGGTGGAAGCCGGCTCGTCGCAGGCTTGCCGCCTCGTTGGGGTACCGGACGTCGGTGATGACCACGGGGACCCCGGCGTCGTTTGCCGCCATCACCTTCTTCATGGCGGCGCGGAGCCAGAAGTCCTCGTCGATGTCGCGGACGGCTGCTCCGAGTTCCTGGAGGAAGCGGCGGACTTCGGGGAACGCATCCTTTGCCCGCTCCCATCCGATCCGGGCAACGGTCTCCGCCAGTCGGGCGGTGACGTCCGCGCACGGGTCTTCCCACACAATCGGGTCCACCTTCAGCGCCGCTTCCTTCAGCGCGTCAGCGAAGCCGATCCTGCGGTACCCGCGGTTGTCGACGAGCCACTTACCGGCGGTGTCCTTGCCGACCCTCGCGCGGCCGATGATGCCGATGTTCCCCATGCGTCCTCATCCCCTCTGCATCCTGACACTGGAGTTGTGTCGTAATCCGGGGTGGATGTGACGCAGAGGGGCGAAGATCTTTCAGGACATGAGAAGCGGGAGGAGCTGATCAGCGATGAACTGATGACCGGCGTCGGAGGGGTGGACGATGTCCGCTCCCGCTGCCCCGGGGTTGGTTGCCGCCCCCCAGTAGCCCAGGTCGCTCCAATAGGCGTAGTTGTTGCGGCCCATCGGCCACATGTTGACGAGGGCCGCTCCGTACTCCTCCGCGATGCCTCGCGCTCTGGCGCAGTACTGCGAGTAGGGAGTGCCGGCGAACGATCCGCGGTGCTGTAGCAAGATCAGGAGATCCGTCGCACCCGTCCCGCTCCCCTTGATGGTGTTGAGCACCTGGTAGACGTTGTTCGACCATGTGTCGAGGGCGACGCTCTGATTGGCGTCGTTCAGCCCCAGGGAGTACACGACGAGGTCCGCCGGGTTGAGCGACCCTCCGTGCCACAGCGTGTTCCCGGTACCACTGACCGTGTAGTGGTCGGTGCGGACCCCGGAGCGTCCCGCGTTGTCGACGACTATGCCCGTGTCGTGCTCCGCGCTGACGCCGATGAGCTGGAGTCGAGCGCCGCCAGATCCGTTGTAGGAGACGACCACCGTGTGGGCACCTGCGGCCAGTCCGGTGACTGTCGTCACCCTCGTCGACCCGGAGGAGAGACCCGGGTCAGGAACGGCGACGGGTGCGCCCCCGTCGATGCTGTACGTGTAGCCAGAGTTAGGCGTGTTGACACCGGCCAGGGTGAAAATCTTGACCGTCGAGCCGCGTACCTGGAACGTCGCACTGGCCGCAGCCGTCGCGTAGATGCTGGAGATGCCAGGGCCGTAATAGAGGTCGGTGTCCGTCCACGTACCGGTCGTCGAGATGATCGACGAGTTCGCCTGCCAGGCTGCGATGGCCTCCGGCTTCGCGCCGACGATGGCTGCGGACCTGTTGACCGAGTAGAGCCCGGAGCCTCCGTCGCCGTATGCGGTCTGGAGCGCCGTCCGGACGACGCCCGGGAAACTCCGCGTGACGAGGTTGCTGACGTAGTAGCCCTTGGTCACGGAGTCACCCATGAAGATGATCTTCGCCTTGCCCGTGGCGGCTGCGTCCCTTTTTGCCCGCCAGTGCTCGCCCCAGCCGCGCGGGAGGTAGACGCCCTTGTCGGGCATCCTCCCCAGGGAGATTCCGGCCGTGGGCCATGTCCCGCCAGTCTTGGGGCCGTAGAGCGTCGGGTCCCCGGGCGTGGTGTCGACGTAGAAGTCTCCGTCGGCACCCTGCCCAACCGGGGCGCCGGAGCCACTCAGGATCTGCGTACCGTCCTCCCCGTCCGCCCCCGCGGGACCGGTTACGAGGACGTAGTCACCCTGCGCGGGGTCTGCGGGGGCGATGTCCGCCAGGTTGACGGCCGGCGTGGCGGAGGGGAGGACGATGGCGTAGGTCCGCTCAGGGGCCCGTGCCATCTTCTCCGTGACGGTGTAGGTCCAGTCCTCCGGCTGCATGCCGGGGACGTCGGTGGCTATCAGCGTCACCAGGAACGCGCCGTCCCCGTCCAGCGCCACCGTGGCAGCGCCCGCGCTGATGGTGTCAGCGTCGGGGAAGGTCAGGCGCGCGGGAGGTGTGAAGCTCACTGTCCCCGTCAGCGGCGAGCCGTCGGGACGGATGTAGCGGCCCGTGACGACTACCGTCGCGATGCCGTCGGGGATGGCCATTCAGTCTCCTCGTGTGTCGGGGCGACGTCCGATGAGCAGGTGTTCGGCGTCGTGGCCGGCCTGCCATTCGCGGACGCGGGCCAGGTTTTCGCGGACCTCGTCGAGGTCGTCGCGGACGTCTTCGATGCGGGCATTCAGTTGTGACCCGAGGGCCGTGACGGCTTCCGCCACGGCCTCCCGGGTGACGACCCCCTCCGCCTCCACAGCCCCGCGAGTGCGGCGGCTGATGAGGGGGACGGAGGCCGTCACAGCCGCCGCACCCATGACGCCCAGGGCGCCGATGATGGCGAGCAAGATCTCCACTGCTAGCGCCTCACGCCTTGACCTTGAAACCGCGCTTGACGCCCAGCTTTTCGAGAGACGCCTTGCCGGGGATGCCGTCGGCCGCGGAGCCGGTGTAACCGCACCTCCGCTGCCACTTGGCGTAGGCCGCGACGGTCGTCGAGCCGAAGGAGCCGTCGCCCGCGTAGGTCGCGGAGAGGAGGCCCTCCGCCTTCAGGGCCGCTTCGACGATGCGGACGTCAGCCGCGTGAGTCGTGCCGCCCTGTCGCAGGCCCGGGTCCCGTCGCGCAGCCGCGACCACGTTGGACAGGTCAACGGTTGGCTTCGCCGCAGGCTTCGGGGCCGCCGGCTTCGGGGTCGTGGTCTTCGGGGCCGCCTTGAAGATGGCCGCCTTGTCGATCGCGCCCGGGTCCCAGTGGTCGTTACCCGGGATGTTGCAGTGGCCGTAGTGCCCGCCCTTCGTCGCCCACGTGGTGCGATTCCGAGGGGAGTTGCTGGAGTAGCTCGACGCCAGGGCTCCAGCGGGCCAGGTGTCCGGGACACCCCACGAGCGGATCGCACGCATGAGGGCCTTGAAGTTGGGGCCCGGCTTCCAGTAGCCGGTGAAGGGCTTGCCGGCGCGGGCAAGGACTTCGATCTGAATGCAGACCTTGCCCGAGCGGTTCGTCCTCGTCGACCCGTCGTTCCGCAGCGCGCGAGCCGACTGGTTCAGCGGGCCGTACTGCGCCAGGCGGTCAGTCGTCGGGTCATAGAGGATGTGCGGCTCAGAGGCCGCACGGATGAGGTACGAGCCCACGGCGTTGAAGGCCGCGTTGCCTGCGCCGGATTCCGTGGTGTGCCAGACGACGCGAGGCGGAGCCGACGGGGTGTCCATCGATCCGCCGATGCTGCCGTCGCCCAGCCGCTCCGCTTCCTTGATCCATATTTCAGGCATGCGATCCCCTCCAGGGCATGAAAAAGGCCCCGTCGCTGCGGGGCTTCGTTGGGTGTGCGGTGCGGTTAGTCGATGCTGAAGCGGACGTCGTCGAGGGATATCCACGTGGTCTTTGAGTTGAGTTGGCACGCGAAGTTCATAGAACCGTCAGTGCCTACCGCGAGTCGCGCGGAGTGGTACGTCGTCGCGGTCACCGTGTGGAGGTTCGTCGCGACGGTGAAGTACCGCCATCCGCCTGTGGGTCGGGCCTCAGTCGGCAGCGTTCCGAAGCGCGTTTCGTCGTTCGTGACGAAGTTGCCGTTGTTCGTCCGACGGATCGTTCCGCGGAGTTCGACGGTGTTGTTCACTATGCGGTAGGCGGGCCCGCCGGATTCCGCGCTGTAACCGGACGAGAACGTAAACGGCTTCCACGGTCCAGGCGACAACGGCCGCCAAACGTTGTCTCCGTCGCGCCTGTCCCATCGGTCTTCCGCGACGAGGTATGTAATCATGCCGGGAACGGGAGCCGTTGCGCCTGACAACGCCGCTGCACGGGCGTTGGCGTTGGCGAAACGCATGACCGTCCGGGGAACGATGCCGTCGACGATGCCCTTTAGGGCCTCTTCGATATCGGGCACATCCCCCAGGACCGGGTACTGAACTCCCTGGGCGTATGCGTCATTCTTGGGCATGGGTGTGGCGCCTCCTCCAGCGCTTTACGAATAGGTCAGACAAGGGCGCCGTCGACAATCCAATTTCCGTCGGCATTGCGAGACACCTTGACGACGTCGTTAACTGCCGGGGCGGAATAGGACTTCAGCCGGCGAACCCCGGCGACAGGTCCGCGGGCGGTACTCACGTCGACGGTTCCGTTCGCGTTGACCACGGTCACCTTGGCCAGGAACCAGGAGGCCGCGCGCTGCTCGACGGCCCGCTGAGCGGCCCGCTGAACTGCGTCTATGAGGGTCTCCAGGGCTGTCACGGCGCCTCCTCCTTCCCTCCGCGGAGGGTGATGGAGAAGTCGCCCTCAGCTGTCAGCGGCACCGTGAGGGACTGCATCAGGAACCGCTCCTTTCGCCCTGCGTGGGTGAGGCGGATAATGTCGTTGCCCTCCAGTGCAGGGTTCGGGAGGGTGTCAAGAGAGGTCTGTACGTTCGGCGCTATTGCGTCGTACAGATCGAAATTCGCGGCATTCTGACAGTCGCCCGCGGTAATCCAGAGGGCCGACGAAATGAATTTCGTCACCTTGCCGAATGGGCCGCCGTATCTCGTCGGGCTAGTCGGCCCTGTGTCGCGGGCGTAGGCGCTTACGGGAGCGGCACCTGAAGCCGTGTTCTCACCGGAGGCGACAACGGCGTTGTAAACGGCCGTTCTTGAGATCGAACGGGCGGAGGAGATGAGGTTTCCCCCCTCCCCCTCCGCGATGTCCCAGGCAACGGGGCCGTTTACGACGTCGGGCAAGTCGGTGATGACGAAACGGTTTTGAGCGTCGACGTAGATCTCCGCACTCATCGCACGGGCTATCTGTGTAATCGCGTCCCAACGGTCGCTTCCTGCGTCCCACATGGCGACAGCAACGACTGGGTTCCTGTTGCCGGTCGTCAGGTTGGTGACGACGGCGTCCGGGAGCGTTTGGCGAATGAGCGTCGTCATCGCGTCGACGCAGCCGCCCAGTCCGCGGGTGGTGGTAGGGACCTGGAATTTGTCGTCGATGATGGCGGATTCCATCGTCGTCCCCGAAACCGTGACGGGCCCGAAGTGGACGTCGCCAGATGGGTCGTCGATACGGAATGTCCCGAGCGGCACCCATTCCTCGTCGCCGTTCGTGTACCGGATGCCGCGGGACACGACGAGCTGTTGCCCGTAGGGGGAAAGGACGTCCGTCTCACCCCAGGGCAGGAGTGCGGGGTCCGGCACCGTGAGGGACAGCTTCCGCCGGCTCTTGCTCGCGCGGTCGACGGTGACGGAGCCCGAGTCGAACGGGAGGTTGGCGCGGACGAGTTGGCCGGCGTAGTAGGCGTCGACCCTCGCGACCATGACGTGGGAGGTCGCGAGGGTTCGCAGGAACGTAGGTGTGACGGGGTACATCAGTCCCTCACGCTCCTGTGTAGACGTCGAGCCACGAGGCCTTGTCGGACAGGACGTCGGCCCACGTCGGCCCCTCGTCCTTGACGGTCTGCCATGTACGGTCTGCGCTGCCCATGACGCCACCGATGGGCCGGTCGACTTCGGTCAGCGGAAGGACCCATGTGCGGTCGTGGAAGTCGGCAAAGTCGGCGATGGGGGCTGCCGTGACGTCGCCAACCGAGACGTACATGTCCGCCTCACCCCAACCTGGGGGCCACTGGAGGAGGAGCACGCTGCCCGTTTCAAGGACCCAGTCGAGCGCCTGGCGCTCCGCGGAGGTCTCCGTGACCACGGTCAGGTCACCCACCTTGCCGCCGCGCACGTCGCTGATGACGACGGGCAGACGTCGGCCGCGGACCTGGCTGACTCCCTGGCGGGCAGGTGTGCGCCAGGTCGGCATAGGTGTCGCCACAGTGACCTGGCACGAGCGCTGCGGCAGCCCAGGGTCCTTCAGCCACACTGTGGTGTCGCCCACGGGCAGGGTGACGGCGTCGGATGTGTAGGACCGCCACGAGGCTCCGTCCTCCGACCGGATCGTCACGCGCCAGGTGACGGGCACCCCTAGCGGGGCCTCGTAGTCAGTGACGACGGCGATGTCCCCCGTCACGGTCTGGTCGGTGAGGTCGCCGGACCATCCCCGTACCGGAGATGAGCCACCCTTGCCGTCGAGGCGGACGAGGCTCCACGTCCACGCGGGACCGCCTGTGGTCAGGCCGCTGACGATGAGTGCCACGCCGCCTCCTGGTGCTTCGGTGGCAGCCACCGTGAGACCACCTGGCGTCAGCGATACACGGTCCAGGTAGAAGGTGTGACCGGCGGGAGCGTCGGTGATGCCCATGGACACCCGGACCCCCACCGCACCTTCGGGCGCGATGTCTCCAGCCGGGCCTAGGTACCATCCGGATGTGGAACCGGAGAGCCACTTGTTCCACCGGTCGCGCAGGACGGCCCCGTTGACGTCGAGCCACTCGAACCGCGTCGTAAAGGGGTAGGCGTCAACCGGGGAGCGCGTCGGGAACTTCAGTTGGTAGGACTGCCCAGGGACGATGGGTGTCGTCGGCGTGACGTCCAACGAGACGTTCAGGTCTCCGCCAGAGGCCACTACCTGCACGGCATAGTCGCCGTGGTAGACGTAAGCCCCGCTGTGGGTCAGCGTGGCCCCGGTCGCCGTCCATCCGGTGATGCCTCCCTCTACGTCGCTCTGCGCGTAAGGGATCAGGTTGTCAGGGACGACGGCCGTCGTCAGGTCCAGGAAGCGCATGATGTCGCAGGTCCAGGACTGCCCCGCTGCCATGGCCACGGGTGCAAGGACGAGCCGTGCGGTAGCAGCGCCGACAGGCGCTACCGCCACGGTGTTGCATGCGGTCCAGGCCGACGACGTGAGAGTCCATGGGTTGCCCGTGGTGACCTGGAGCTGCGTTTCCGCCGAGTCGTACCAGTAGATATCGACCCGCATCGCGGGGCCGGCACTGCGCGCAACCATCTGCGCCATGTACGTGGTGCCGGGAGTCACCGGAACCAGCGGGCCAGCCGTTCGCATCTGCCCCGCGGCCGTCGACGTCAAGAGGAGGCTGTACCAGCCTTCGAAGGCCACGGTCGTCGTTCGGCTGACGGTGGTTAGGTCCCACGCCGTCCATTCGGACGCGTCCCCCTCCACGCTCGACGCCGTGTAGGGCATGCGGTTGAAAGTTTGGTTGTTGTTCGGGAGGCCGAAGGTAACGCGGTCCACGGCCACCTGAGCGCCTGAGCCCAGTCCCGTGACGGTGACGGTGATTGCCGCGTGAGTGGCACCCGCGGGAGCGGGGGCGGTCACCTGCGGCGGAGGGGTGTTCCAATCCGTCGTAGTGGTCAGCGTGGTTGCGGTGCTGGTCGACGTCGAGATGGCCGACCCGCCGGTGGGAGCGGAGTACCAACTGATGCGAACCGTCGACGTCCGCCCCGCGATGGCCACGAGGTTAACGAAGTACGCGTAAGCCTGGTAGACGGTGCCAGCCGTAACGGCGACGCGGGAAGCCGTCGTCGCCGTTACCGTGCCAGCCGCTGATGCTTGCAGTCCCAAGGACGCAGCGCCCGCGTAGAAGCGGGTGGACTTGAAGAGCGTTGTGTTCGCCCCCGCAGCCCACCCGCTTACGTCCGTCTCCACCGACTCCGTGTTCGCAGACAGGAGGTTGGTGGGAACGCTCATCCGCCTTCGGCCCCCCGCTCACCTGGGGTGTATGGCAACGGGGGCGGAGGCGGGTCCGCGGGGATGGTGTCGTAGTCGACGATCGGCGGCACCTCTACGGTGACCGGCGGCTCTGTCGGCTCCGTGGGCTCTTCCGGAGTCTCGTCGGGCATGGTCAGACCCACCTTCCTGTGTTGAGGGCAGACGCTGCGTCGTCGCCGTGAACTTTGATTCGGTTGTCGACGAAGCCGCCGACTTCGCGTCCGTCGAGGTAGGTGCGTGACTCGACGTTGACCGTTACGGGACCGCCTCCGCTCTTCGCCGCCCTGATGTCGTCCCACTGGGAACCGGTGAACACCGGCTCAGGGCGTCCCGTGCCGTTGGCGACGAGAGACAGGCCCGTCGGGAGGTACCCGCCGTCGTCGTACCAGTGCGGGGAGCGCGCGAGCCACTTCGAGTAGGCCGCGGACGGGGAGCCGTAGTCGGGGCGGCCCTTGATGTACGAGAGGCCCCACCGGATTTGCGTCTTGTAGTTCGTCAGCCAGTCCGCGCCGGCCGTCCGCATCTTCTCCGGGGGAAGAGCCTGCGGAATGCCGTAGGCGCCGGAGGCGGGGTTGCGGGCATTCCAGCGCCAGTTGGACTCACCGTCCCACAATTTCTTGAGGGGGCCGAACTGCGACGAGCCCCATCCGTACTGGCTCAGGATGCTCTTCGCGTAGTTCTGTGCGGCTCCCTGTGCTGCGGCCTCGAACCCCTTGCCGCCCTGGAGGTACTGCATCGGGTCGACGGTCTTACCGTTCAGCCTCGCCTCCAGGTGGAGGTGCGGGCCGGTGGTGTTGCCGGTTGCGCCGACGTCGCCGATACGCGTTCCCGCACTGACACCGAAGCCGTTCGACGTCCGGGTCTTCGACAGGTGCGCGTAGAGGGACTGAAGTCCCCCGCCATGGTTGACGATGAGGTGGTTACCGTAGGGGCCGCCAGAGCCGACCTTCGACACCGTCCCGTTCGCCACGGCCTTGACTGGTGTTCCCGTCGCTGCGGGGAAGTCGAGGCCCGTGTGATAGCCGGATGACCAGTGCGGTCCGGGGACGCCGAAGCGCGTTCCGTAGCCGGCGTTAACGGGCTTCAGCCAGGCGCCTCCCGCTCCTCCACCTCCGGAGAAGAGGTTGGAGACAGCGTCGACTATCTTGTTCTTGAGACCGCCCACCATGAGCTTGGGGAGCTTGCCCAGAGCCTGGCCGTAAGGCGCGTCACCGACACCGTCAGCGACCTTCGCAAGGACGGGCTTCGTGAGCGTCGACCAGACCTTGCCAGGGTCGGTCATGAGGTTCGCAGCCGTCTTCGCCCAGTCGATGCCCGTACCGATGACGTCGGAGACCTTGTCCTTCGTCCAGTCCCAGACACCGCCGATGATGCCGCCGTCCTCCAAGAGCTGAGTGCCGGCCTGAGCGTGGAGAGCAACCGCGCGGGATCTGTACTTCGGGTCCGTCGGGATGACGAATTCGGGGTACCGCGGGTTTCCCTCACCGACAATTGCCGTCGGCCGGTTGACCTTCATCGGCTTCGCTACGCCCCAGCCGTCGCCGACCGTTCCGCCCGCTTCGAGGAGCTGAGGAGCCTTCGGGAGCGGGTCCATTCCGACGTACTTACTGACGCCGTCGAAGAGAGCCTTGATTCCCTTCGTATAAACCCACTCGATCAGGAAGTTCACGGGCTTTTTGGCAATGTTGGAGATTTGACCCCAGTTCTTGCCAATGGCGTCCTTGGCGTGCCGGAATCCCTCGCCGACAAGCCTTACGCCTTCCTTGATCTTGTCGAAGGCCGGCTTCAGTCCCTTGTTCCAGAGCCAAGAGACCTTGTCTGCGATGAAGTCGACGTGCGGCTTCACGCCCTTGTCGTAGAGCCATTTGAAGACTCCTCCGACGGCGCGGAGAATTTCCATCACGAAGCCGAAATAGCGCTTCACGATGTTGTTCCACCACCACACAATCAGGTCGCCGATAAACCCGAGGATGGGGCGCCAGAAGTGTTCCCATACCCACTTCAGCACGTCACCGACGCGCTTCCAGTACGCAATGAGGAAGTCAAAGTAGGGCTTCAGGAGGTTGTCCCACACCCACTTGAAAACCTCTCCTACCTTGGTCCAGTAGGCGATGAGGAAATCGATGTAGGGCTTGAGCCAGTGATCCCAGACCCATTTGAAGATCTCGCCGACCTTGGTCCAGTAGGCGATCAGGAAGCCGATATACGGCCTGATCACGTGCTCCCAGAGCCACATGACGATGCCGCCGAACCACGTGAAGAACGGCCGGAGGTATCGCTCCCAGACTTCCACGGTCTTGTCGCGGATGGCGTTCCAGGCTGCGGTTACGGCCTCCCGGAATCCCTCGTTGTTGTCCCAGAGGTATTTCAGCCCCAGGGCGAGGAGGGCAATTCCCATGATGATGGCGCCGATGGGATTCATTGCCATGGCGAGATTCCACAGCTTCGTCGCAACCCACAGGCCGTAGATTAGCTGGATAGCCCACGGCGCCTTCTCTGCGACGTAGCGGATTCCGTCGGCCACATTGCCCAGCGTTTCGAGGATGACCTTGGAGAAAGGCTCCAGCGCCTTAGCCAGGTCGTAGAGGGCGCCTCCGAGTTTCTTCAGCGTGTCGGAGACGAATGGGCCCATCTCCCTCACGTAGCTGAGGAAATCCTCGAATTCCTTGGAGCCGTTTAGGCTCGTCCCCCAGTTTGCGAATCGTCCGGTGATCCGCTGCATGCGCTCCGATATGGAGTCCATGTGCGGGAAGAAGGCTTCGAGGGCGCCAGCCATGCCCTTAAAGACGTTACCGAAGCTGATTCCAAGTCCCTCGATAGCGGGCTTTGCCGCCGTCGAGATTCCCGTTTTGAAGCGCTGCCAGAAAGGCTCTTTCAGGTCCGCACTCGCGCGGTCCATTACCTCCTGGATACCGTCAGCGGCACTCCGAACGAGAGGCGTCAGACCAGGAAGGGACCGCTTCGCTCCGTTGACGAGTCGTGTGAAGATCGGGAGGACGTCCGGCTGAAGGGATTTCGACCATTCCTTGAATGCGGGAATGAGTCCCTGCGGGCCGGCGATGGAGTCGTAGAGATCCCGCTGTTCCGGCGTCAGCTTCGCGAGTGCCTTACGGTACTCGTCCGCTTTCGTCACGGCCTTCGCCGTGGTGTCGATGCTGGAGAGGCGAGCCGACTCGACGCCACGCTCAGCGGAGGTGATGGATTCCGCGGCCTGAACCTGAGCGTCGGCCGCAGCCTGCACAGCGTCGGACATGGCCCGCTGGGCGTCGGCGACGGTCTGAGCCGCCTCCACCTGCGCACGCGCGGCGTCTCTGTGGGACTGCGCGACCGCTAGCGTCTGATCCTGGACCTTGCGCTGTGCTTCCGCGAGGCGCTCAGCGGCAGTCTTGACCTGTTCGTTGCCGTCAACGCCAGCACGCTTCGCTGCCTCCGCGTCCTTCTGGAGCTGCGCGTAGTCCTTCTTCTGCTGAGCGGCAGACTGGACCGACTGGTCGTAGGCAAGCTGTGCGCGCTGGAGCTGGAGTTCCGTCGCCTTGCCGGCGTCGTACTCCCGCTGTACGCGGTTGAGTTCCTCTTGCGCCTCCTGGACGCGCAAGGTGGCGTCTCGCTCGTCGAGCCTGCCCCGCTCCAGTTGGGCGTTCAGGTCTTCGAGCTGACGGGCGGCGTCCTCCCGGGCGCGGGTGAGGTCTTCCTCCGCCTGCTGTGCCTGACGCTTGGCGTCAGTAAGGGACCGTTCGGCGCGTGCAACGTTTTGCGCGGCTTGCTCGCGCTGCTCCATGGCACGGGCCGCTGCCTGGCCTAGGGCGCGCTCTGCGTCCTCCACCTGGCGGTTCGCCTGCGCGATGGAGCGGGCGGCGTCGCGATGAGCGGCGGCAAGGGACTGCTGAGCAGTCGCCATCTGAATGGCGTTCTGCGAGGCCCTCACGTTCGCGGCTGCGCTGTTGTCCGTCGCGTTCGCGGCCTCCTTCTCCGCAGCCGTCTTCGCCTGAATGACGCTGGTGACGCCCTTGATGGCGGGGATGGCTGCCAGAGCGAAGACACCGACGCCCGCACCCGCCGCTAGAGCAGCGGAGGCGATGGCGCCGATGGCGGCTGCCGCGACAGGGATGACAGGGATTGCCGCCACGCCGGCCAGGGCTATGGAGAGATGGAGGAGAGCAGCGTGAGCCTTTGCCGTGTGCGCGTGGACGCGGATATGGACGTCGTCACGGTCCAGGTCGTTGACCTGGTGCTGAACTACCGCGAGGCTGGCTTCCGCTGCGGCTGCGTCGACCCGAACGTCTACCGTCGGGGTGCGCCCGCGAAGGCGGTCGATCATCAAGTTCAGGTTCGTGATGGCGGCTCGCGCGCGCCCCGTGTCGACGTCGACCGTGGCCCGCTGTGCGGAGAGTGCCCGGAGCCGTGCCTGAATTTCACCGATCTGCGCCAGTGCCGTGGCGGCGTCTACGTCGACACCGACCTTGAGATCTCGCATCGCCGTTAGGCGGGCCCGCAGGGACGCTATCTCCCGCTGTGCTTCCGACGTATCGGCGTCGATGTTGATGTTGGGAAGACTCGCCTCCGCCTCACGGACCGCAGCACGGATGCGAGCGCCTAGCGCACCATCCGTCTCGATGCGGATGCGAAATGGGTCGGCGGTAGCAGCGTCGATTTCCTCCCGGAACGCCGCTAGAGCGGTGCGTGCTGCCGCCGTGTCGACACGGACCGCCACGTTAGGGTGTGCGGCTCCCAGCCTGCGGAGTTCGGCCTCCAGCTCCACCACGTGCGCACGAGCGGTTTCGGCGTCGATGTCGATCCCGATGCGCTTGTTGGACAGTTGCTCCAGCTTCGCCCGCACGCGTGCGAGTTCTGCGTCCACGCCCGTATCGCTGAGCTTGACGTCCAGCTTGGGCATGGAGCGGAATGCTTGCTCCAGTTTCGCGCGGAGAGAGCGAGCGAAGGAGCCGCCGGCGTTGTTGCCCTGGCGGGTGGCTGCCGTAGCGGCGGCCCTGCCTCCCTGGTTCACAGCCTGTGGGAGAGCGACGGTGATGTGGCGCGACATGGCGTCGCCAAACTTCCGGCCAGCCTCCTCCCCCGCCCGTGTGGCTGCGGGGAGGACGATGGCCTTCAGCTTCTCGTGGAAGAGGGGTGCGACGGGGACGACGTCCACGCCCACGGTTCCGACAATGTCCAGGCCTGCGGCCATGGGCTACGCCTCCTTCTCCGGCTGGTTCCTCAGCCGCGGGTCGAGGGCGCGGCGCTGCTCGTCGGTCAGTCGCTTGTGCTTGGGCTTCTGCTTCGGCGGGATGCCGGGGCGCGGGGTCGGCTGGAACTCACCCGGCTTGCCTCCGTTGACGGCGATGAGCGCCAGGCGAAGCTTCACGACCTCGTCCTTGACGGATGCGAGGAGCGTCTCTGTCCCGCTCCATGGAGCCAGGTCGGGGCGCCCCTCGTCGGTGTGCTCCTCCAGCACCTTTTGCGGGATGCTGGCCCGGATGGCTGTCTTCGTCGCGCTCTCCGGCGGGAGATGCTCGATCAGGATGCGCAGCCGACGGAGCGAGATGCCGCCCCGGTAGACGTCGAGGACGTCGAGCCGGTAGTAGCGCAGGAGGTCAGCCTCTAGCGCTTCCGCGTGCTGCGCGAGGACCGTGCACGTGCGGTGGACTTTCCCACCGGCTCACCGACGGCTTCGCTCGCCTGGCCGACGAACTCGAAGATCTCCGCGAAGGTGGCGTCGAGGTCGACGAAGGTCTGAACGTCGTCCTCGTGCAGGACGCCGGCCGCCCAGGTGTCGAAGTCGGACTGCCGCAGGGCTCGCATGTGCGAGGGGCGCCAGTGCAGCGCCGACTTCACACGGAGTTCGGTGCCGCACAGTTCGGCCGTGGCGTACTCCTCCGTCGCCTCGTTCTCCTGCGCCTCAGCGGGGGTGGTGGTCTCAGACATGCGCGGGTCTCCCTAGGTCTGTTGCGTGAGTCGTTTTGCGCGGGTCGAAGAGATGAAGCGGGGCCCGGACCCGCGCAGATACGGGCCCCGCTGGTCACTTACGGAGTGGTCGGGAAGAAGTCCGACACGTCCGCCGCTCCGTAGTCGATGAAGCGCGTCACGGCCGCTGCGTTTGATGCGCCCTTGTAGAAGCGCATGGTCATCTGGACCGACATGACGTCCTCGGTCTGGGGCTGTTCGTCGCCCCGCTCGACCACCTTGCCGTTTGGCATGTAGTACCTGAGCTTCTTGTCACCGTCGATGGTGTCGAAGATAAACGCGTACCGAAGATCGTTCGGCTTGTCGGGGAGGTCGTAGGTCGCGATACCGGTCGTGGTGTCGGGAGCCAGGGACTCCAACGGAACGTTGTCGTACAGCGACCGGACGAGCGGGTTCAGGCCCTCCAGGAAAGTGACCTGAAGCGACTTCGTCGACCGGGTCATCAGCGTCCGGATCGGCTCCAGCGATCCAGCCGCGTTGACGTCCTGCGATTCCTCCTCGATGGTGAAAGTGCCGCCGTCGGTCGTGATCCACCCGAGGCACTGCCAAGGGGTCGCGGGGTCAGCGAAGGCCGCTGGCTTCGTCGCGTTCACGGCCGCCATGTGGACGAGGTAGTCAGTTGCGCCGAACGTCAGATCGGCATTGCGGGTGTCCGCCATGTGCCCTCCAGGGCATGCGAGAGACCCGCACGCCACGGTGGACGTCGGGTCGGAGTGTCAGTGGTTTACGCGCCCCGGAAGGACACGGTGTAGGTGGCGCCTCGTCGGTGGATGGCCTCGTTAATCCACGGTTGGCGGGAGGGGCCAGAGTCGCAGCGCACAGAGCGGATGACGGCGCCGTGGACCGGACCACGGAGGAACTTCAGTGCCTCGCACAGCTCGTTAGCCAGGGTCCGCGCCTCATCCGCCGTGGCGGCGAAGACGTCAACGAACACGCGGGGGGACGCTGAGAAGCGTTCTTCTGCGCCTCCGTCGCGCTGAATGCGGATGCGGGGTAGCTTCTTCTCCAGCTCCGGCGGGGTCTCCGCACCAGCCTTGACACCTGTCGTCGTCTCCGCCCAGGGGTTGAGAACCGCTTCGATGTCAGGCACCGTGTGCCGCCTTCATCGTGTCGACGGCCTTGTGAAGAACGGCGTACCGGGGCGTCTCGCCGTTGCCGTACTCGACGTGGTGAGCGTGGTCGGAGGTGTTGACCAGGCGTGCACCGGCACGCATGCGGGGCTGCCCCTTGAAGGGGACGTTCTTCCAGAGAGGGAGCACGTCGAAGCTCGTTGCGTATTCGCCCGTCTCGCGGGGTGATCCCGCCTCCGCCACGGCCTTCATCTGGACTGCGAACTTGCGCACTCCGCGCTGCATCCACGGGCGCTGAAACATCTTGCCGATGCCGTGGTAGGAGCCCCTGTAGGTGGGACGGGGACCGTTCGTCATCCGCTCACCCGCCTTACGTAGATCTCGACGCGGGCCAGGGACGTCAGGGGGAGGACAAGGGGTTCACCCTCCGCCTGCCACACCTCGTCACCCCGAAGGATCTTGTCCGCCGGGCGCACGTCGGTGCCGAGCGGGGCGGCAAACACTCGTCGGGTGTCAACGATCGTCGACGCGTCGTGCGTCTCCGTCGAACTGCCGACCGTGACGCCGTAGGGGCTCATGATCGCGCAGTTCCTGACCTCAATGAGGATGGGCGGGCCGTCGACTTCGGAGCCTGTGGAGTCCCGGACGGGCTCCCCGGCTCGCTTGATGGTGAGCGTCTCCGACATAAGCTGAGCTATTAGGCTCACAGCGCCCTCCAGACCTGCACCGGCGGGCAGTACTCCTCCGGTGCGATGTTGAGGGAGGAGGCGCCGGCCGCCATGCCGACGGAACGCCGAAGGCGCTTGCGCTCGTCTTCCGAGAGCATGACGCCAGTCTCTTCGTCGGCGTAGGTCATCAGCATGCCGCCGGCCTGTTCCGACCGGACCCCGGCGGGGTTGGTCAGGATGCGAGCGGCGACGGCCAGGGCGACCGACTTGACCCCGCGCTGAGGCGGGTCCGTCAGCCGCTCCCCTACCTCACCGTAGAACGCGTCTTCGGTGAGGTCATGGGCAAGCGTGCACTCATCGGCCGTCAGGGGGCGCTTCAGGAGCGTGCGGAGTTCGGACTCACTGAACAGTGCCACTGCCAGCCGCCTTCCGCCGTGGCGCAGCGCGCTTCGCGGCGGGCTTCGCGGGCGGGTCGGGTTCCGTGAGTCGTTTGACGGACGGCGCCTCCGCCCACGCCTTCGGGTTGGTGATGAGGGCCTGTGCCCACGTCGGGACCTCGTCCGCGGGGCCGAAGACGTGGGTCACGCCCTTGTCGTCCGTCACGTGGACGTTCGTTGCCAGGGTGGCCATGTGTCAGTGCCTCGCGTTTCTGGTCAGACGACGTCGGCGACGAGCGTCAGGTCGGGGTTGCCCACCACGGGGAGGACGATGGCGGTGGCCATGGTCCAGAGCGCGTGGGGGTCACGGCTGAGGAGCGCAGCGACAGCGACACCCGCTTCGTCACCGGCGAGACCGTACTCTGGGTCCATCGCCTCTGCCGGGATGCCCCAGAGCGTCTTACCGAGCGCCTCACCCTGTGCAGGCATGAAGGCGAGCTTGTCTTCCGGGGTGACGCGGGTGGAAGCGCCCCCGACGGACACCTTCGCGTCGTTGATGACGATCGGCGGGATGTCGTAGTCGGCCAGGACGGCGTTCAGGTCTTCGCGCCGCAGGACACCCGGGGCGCTCGACGCGCCACGGTAGGCCAACTCCCGGAGCTGCTTGTTGCGCTGCATGGCGCGGTACACCTTGCGGGACGTCAGAGTCGCCGCGGGCAGCTCGCCGTTGGTGTCGCTGTATACGTCGAGCCAGCCCTGAGCCTCGTCGAGGATGAGGGCGTCGGGATCGGTCCACACGGTGGCGGCAGTGACGGAGTGGGACGACTTGCGGCCGAAGTCGACACCCGCAGAGACGTTGTTCTCCGAGATCGTCACGGCCGCGTTGAAGATGGCGTCTCCACGGGCAAGCTCGACACGCGCCGCGATGGCGCTGACGATCTTCTCCGCGTCGCTCTCCAGGGCATCCCGGAGTTCGCCGCGCTGGTCGCCCAGGTTGCGGAGCTTGATCTGTTCGTACTCGCCCAGAACCATCTTCCGCGAGATGGGCGGCAGTTCGCCGGTCACTCGCGTGGCACCAGACCGGACGCCGATGTCCGACTCAGCGTCGAACCCGCGGTAGACGGCCGCCTCCGTCAGGCCACCTCCGCCCCGGTTGAACCGATAGACAAGATCGTTGATGGTCTCGTTCGGGAGCCACGCGTTCAGCGTGAACTGGTTCTCCTCGCGATCCCGGAGAGCCGCACGGGCGTAGCCCGTCAGCTCCGCAGGAGTCACGTACTCAGTGATGAGCTGCATGTGTCAGGGCCTCTCAGACGAAGATGACGCGAGCGCCGAGGTCGGCCTTGCCGTTGGCGTCGATGGAGACGGGGAGCTTGGCCTCACGGATGAAGCAGTGCAGGAGCATCGAGCCGACAACCTTGGTGGAAGTGACGGCGCGGGCGTTCACGTCCTGCGCGGTGAAGAGGAAGCCCACGGCGGTCTGTCGGCCGTCGGTGGCGGTGTCGTCGTACGGGCCATAGAGACCAGTCGCGGTCACCTTGCCCAGCGGGATGCCCGACTTGATGAAGCCGGCGGGGTAGTGGGTGTTCGCCGTGAACTTGCTGACGTCGAGCGTGACAGTGACGGGGGCGTCGGTGCCGTGCTTGGACCCGAGCCAATCCCGTCGGTCCTGCGTGAACGACTCAGTCTTGAGGCTGAGGTCCATACGGATTCCTCCGGTGGTAGGTAGTTACTGCTGCTTGCCGCGCCGTTGCGCGTAGCGGTCCGCGCCAGCACTGACGGACTTCGTCGCGCCGACGTCGCTCCCGCGGCCTCCAGAACGCGGAGGAGGGGTGGCGCCGGTCTCCGTAGTGCCAGCGCCGGTCTGTCCGATCTCAGAGAGGTAGGCGTCCGCGTCGGCCTCCAGCTCCTCCTTCGTGGAGCCGCTGAGGCGGTTGGCCTGCGCGATGGTGAGGCCCTTCTCCAGGGCCACTCGAAGGCGGGTGTTCTCGTCCGTCAGCGACGTCACGGAACCCTGCGCGGTGTCACGCTCCTGCGCGAGTGTCTGGCGCTCCTGGTCGGCGCGCTGCGCGTCGGTCAGGTTCTGGTTCTCGATGGTCTTCAGAGCCTCGTCCCGCTCCCGGAGGCGCTTCACCTCGTCGGCGTCGGGCGCAGCCTTCGCAGTTGTCTCCCACTTCTTCGAGTGGTGCTGCCAGTAGGCCGCCTGGTGCTCTGCGGACATCTCGCGCCAGGGGGTGTTGTCCGGGAACCCGTGCTCGTTGACGGTCGTACCGCCTCCGCCACCTCCCCCGCCTCCCTGGTCGTTCGGGTCGTCCTCGTAGAGGGTCCACGGCTCATGGGCCAGGGTCAGGAGGTTGGTCCGGCGCGCGAGAGTGCGTCGAGGCATGCGGTATCCCCTGTCGGGAGTCGTCAGCCCATGGCGGGCGTCAGGTCGGAAGTTTGATGTCGTCAGGGCCGGTGAACCGTTGGCCCTTGTAGCCCAGAACGGGCCCGATTTCGCCGTGATCGTTGGCGACGATGATCTTTCGGTAGTCAACCGCGCGTCCTCCGCGGTCCGACTTCCCGACGACCTCTTCTACGAGGTCATGGAGCCGCTCTAGCGTCTCCTCGTCGATGACCTGGCCCGGGTCGTAGTCGGCAGTGACCGTCTTGACGAGGCAGTCACACCCGGGGTGGATCGGGGCCAGGTCGCGCTTGTGGTAGCGCTGTGTGGAAGCGATGATGCACAAGGCGCAGTCGTATTCGCCTTGCAGCTCACGGACGGTGTACGTGAAGCGCGGCATATCGGCCGACACCTCCCGCACCGTGTGGGTACGGGCTAGCTGGAGGTCCGTCTTGATGAGGGTTTCCAGGCGATGGGCGCCCCGGTTCACAGCCTCGTCGAGGTCGACGTCATCCGCGAGTGCGGCGCGCAGTTCCTTGAAGGGGCGTTCGTAGACGTCCGTAGGATCGACGCCTCGTAGGGCCCGGCCCGTTACGGCGTCGAGGTCCAGGCGGGCTCGTCGGCCGCGGGGGTCCTCGTCCTTGTAGAGCTGCTCCAGGTAGGACGCTGTCAGCGTCGCTATCTGACGTTCGCCGGCCAGTAGGACGGGGAGTGCCTGGCGCTGGAAGCGTCGCACGTCGGCGTCACGCCAGGAGCCCAGCCCCAGGAAGGCCCGGTTGGTCCTCCCCAGGACGTTCGTCCAGATGCTCCGGACCGCGGAGCCGTAGCGCCGGTCAAGCGGCGTTAGCGCCATCGTCCTCGTCCTCCCGTCCGATCACCGGGCGCTGACCACGTCGCGCGCGAGCGTCGTCGAGGGAGGCCGGAGGCGGGACGGTCGGGTCAACAGCTGTCTGAGCGTTCATGGCGTCCGCGGCCCGGTCGATCTCCATGCGGGAAATCTGTGTCGGGGTGTAACCCATGTCCTCCATGCGCTGACGCCACGGGACGCCGGCCGTCGACTTCTTCACGGCAGCGTCGGCCAGTTCGGCGACGGACCGGGACTCGGGATCACGCCAGATGGTTTCCGCGGTGTACGCCGTTGCGCGGCGTTCGTCGCCCAGGACGCGGAAGGCGAGTCGCATGGTCTGTTCCCAGGACTCACCGAAGTTGCGCTGCCGGTCCCCAACCTTGCTGATCAGACCCGTTTCCGCGGCCTTCAGGGCGTCGCCAGAAACGTTGACGACCGCGCCAATCAAATAATGTGGCGGGGTCCTGGAGATCGCGGCGAGATCCTGTACCGCAGCCTGGATCGCACTAACGTACGGTTTGAGGTCGGTTGCCGAGAATTCCCCGAAACGGGTCTCAGGGTCTCCGGACGTCCACAGGCTCTTGATATCCAGCTTGTACGGCTGGATCTTCTCGCCCGTCAGTGGGTCCTCGTCGACCTCCAGGCCCGCAGCCCAACGCTGCTTGAAGGCGCCGTACTTCATGGCTGCGACGAGCATGATCAGCGACAGATTGATCCGGTTGGCCACGGTGAGCGTGTCTTCGTGCTCCGCGAACCCCGTCAGTCTGCGGTTCCGCCGGTTGGTGAACACGCCGAAGGGGACGACCTTCAGTTCGTTGTCCCGGTCACTCTCGCCAGAGTTCGGAAGTGCGAACGCGTCCCAGCCGCGAAGAGACGCGGCCCTGCCGGAGAACGTCGGAGCGTCCGACCTCGTGACGAACTCGTGAATCCTCTCCGGCGTCCACAGTGTCGCTCTGGTGTCCCCCGTCCAGTCATCGCGCCAGAGTTTGAGTCCCGCGGCCAGCTTCCGCCGGCTGCCCTGGACGTGCTCCACGGCCACCTGTCGGGGCGTCTCGTGCGTAATGACCGGCCGTCCGTCGTCGCCCCGCTCGACGAGGGCGAAGGCCCGTCGCTGGGATAGCGCACCGTAGTGGATCAGGTCAGCGTCCGCGTCGAGGCTGTTCTCCTGCCAAATCCTGTTGGCTTCGGTGTCGGCCTTCCGGGCGCCTTCACTGTCGTCGTCCGGGTCACCGAAGCGGAAGCCGTCGACCCGGAGCCGTTCCGCGGGCGAGTCGATGACCAGTGATGCCCAGTTCGTGCGCGCGTCCTTCATCCACTCGTGCGCCTCGCGGGGGTCGACACCTGGAACACGCGGGAGTGGTGCTTTGTTCTCGGCGTACCTCCTCAGCGTGTCGAGTCCGGGCTCCGTCTCGCCGTCGGCGTCCGTCCGGTCCTCCCGCTCGTCGAGGATCTGCTTACCGAGGCGCTGAAGCCACCACCCGGGAGACTCCACCTTCGTTGCATCGACAGGCACTTTCGGACCTCCCTCAGAAGGCGACAAGGCGGTTGGACCGCTTCCGACGTTTGGTAATTCCCGCGGCCACCGCATCCGCGCGGCATTCGTAAGCCAGGACTGCCGCCATTGCGGCGTCGATCTTCTTCGGGCTCTTCGGGTGTTCCTTGCCGATGCCCATGTGGTTGCGACCCATCGGCCGGCGCTTCGCGTTGAGGACGTGGCGGGTGAGCGTGGCACCCAGCTTGGAAAACTCCGCCTCGTCGTCCGCCTTAGCAGTGCCGGCGAAGGAGAGGGCCTTGTCGTCGACGGCCTCTACGAAGCGGTCTAGGGCGTGCTCCATGGCCGTCGGGCGGTTAGTCCACCACTCTAGGGGGCGCGACTGTACGGCGCTGATCTGGAGCCCTTCGGCGTATTCCGACGTCCACTTGTCTACGTAGTCCTGCCAGTGCGGCGGGTCGCAGTAGAAGCCGCAGACCTCGTACACGTCGAAGGCGTTTGCGACGCGGTTATCCACCGCCTCACGGTCGACTTGCCAGCCTTCACCCTCAGCGCCTTCGGGCTTTTCCCAGACTCCCAGGAGCTGGAGGTGACCGTCAGAAACGCGACAGGCGACGAGCGCCGTGGCGTCGTCTCGGATGGACCCGTCGAAGCCGAGAGTGACGAGGTCACCAGGCTGGAGCGGCTCCGGCCGACGGCAGACTTCCCACGCGTCCGGCTCCATCCACGAGTCGCTGGAGGAAGTCCGGGAGTTGAGGAAGTATCGCTTGCCGTCAGCGGAGTCGTTACGCAGGTCGTAGAAGTCGTCGACGAGCGTCTCCAGGTCCATCCACTCCATGGCGTCGCCGTAGGAGTCGATGAGGGCCGCGCGGAGTTCCGCCTCGTCCTTCAGGTTCTTGCAGACGCCGTAGCGGTGGTCGTAGAGGAGACGAGCGCGACCGCGCTTCTTCTTCCCCTCGCGGATGGCCTCCGCTTCCTCGTAGGTGCGCTCAGCGACGGAGTCTTGCCCCGGGGCGAACATCGTCGTGGTTTCGAGGTACCACGTACCGGCGCCCTTCTTCCTCTTGCGGAGGTTACGAGTAACCGTCGCATACATGCGGCGTAGTTCGGGGGTGTTGTAGAGGTGGGTCTCATCGAAACAGACCCATGTTTCCTTACCGCCGTCTTTCGAGGAGCTGGAGGCGGTCGACGGGGTGATTTCCCCACCGTCGGGGAGGTTGATTTTGGTAAGTCCCGGGTCAACGCCCGGAATCTGCGACAGGGGCGACGCCTCGTCGGTCAGGTTGAAATGGATGGTGTCGTAGACGTTGCCGGTCTGGCCCTCTTCCGTCGCCATGATGCGGAGGTAAGGGACCTTGACCGGGCGGCCCATCGGCTCGCCAGGCTCGTAGACGTACTCAAAGCCCAGGCCCCACGGGTCGCGGTAGACCTCCCCGCCCTCTGCCCAGCCGGCGAAGCGGGAGGGGCCGAAGGCTTCGAAGAGGCCGATGCGGGCGCCTAGGCCCGACTTGTCGCAGCCCTTCGGGCGGGAGAAGAAGGCGGAGTCGTAGAGCATCTTGCCGGCGTGGTCGTCGACCGCGTAGCAGTCCACGACGAAGCCTGTGTACTCGTCGCCGTGCCGTACCGGCTCGCCCTGGACGTCGCCAGGGCCGTGAACGACGAAGTACTCCATCCATGCGACCGCCATCCACCCGAGAGAGCGGGAGCGGTCGTGACCGGGGGCGCGCACGGTGACGTGCGGCACTCACGGTCTCCTAGCCTGTGAGACGCGCTCTGCGCGAGTTGATGTCAGTCACTCCGTCGGGGCGCTGTGCGGGCCTCTGAGGGCCGCTCGTGGGGTTGTCGACCTTGAGCTTCAGTCGGGCCCTGTCCTCCGGCGTAGCGCCGAATTTCGCGGCTCTGAGGCGTACTTCAGAAGCGAACTCCCATCGGCCCTTCGCCCACATCGTGTGGTGCATCAGGGCGGTGTCGATGAGGAAGTCCCAGTCGGTGTCAACGAAGGTCTGAGCCATGGGCGACGTGCGCCAGGAGTTCCACCACGCAACGGTGCGCGGGTGCCACTCGACGATCTGTCCCGACTCCTCGTCAACGCCCAGGACGCCGTCAGGGAGGTCGGGGCCGCGGAGTTCGTCGTCAGCGGTGATGACCGTCTCCGGCTCCGTGGCGTTGCGGCGCCGTCGCTTGGACGGGTCCTTGGGAGCGGGTCCGCGGCCGGCCATCAGCTCACCGCTTCGTACGTGGCCTCGAAGATGTCCGGCTTGCAGGGGTAGAACTCACCCTGGACACCCTTGATGATCCAATCCCCGTAGTCGCCTCGCATGACGCCTTCCAGGGTGTCAATCTCGATGCCGTACGGGTTGAAGGTGATGCCGTCACCGACGACTCGCCCACCGCACCATCGGGCCACCTCGTCAGGTGTGTTGGGCTCTGCCATCAGCATGGCCTCAACCTCAACGGGCTTCTTACGGAAGCGGGGCATGGGATACCTCCCGGGTAAGGAACGGCCGTGCCGTCCCCTGTCGGGAGCTAGCGAGCCGTCAGCTTGGCAACCACCGCGGAGAGGTCCGCGAGGATGGACGGGGAGGAGCCGTGTCGGCGCCCCGTCATTGCGATGTACCGGCCGGTTCCGTAGATCTCCACGGCCGTACCGTCGGGACGTCGGATGCGCCGTCCCTGTCGGACGTAGGCGCGGCCCCAGATGTGCAGGCCATCACCGGACGGGGACACCTCTACGTAGGTGGCGCCCGCGTCGCGGAGGATGGCGGAGGCCCACGGGGCAAGCTGCCCGGTGAGCGGGTTCATGCAGTGGTCGAGGTCCAGGCACATGACGTCGTCCTCGTCGGAGAGGACGAAGCCCAGACCGACGCCGACCGTCGAGGCGGAGACGTCCTTGTACGTGCTCCACGTCCGCGGGTCCGTCGACGAGGCAGCCATGCCGGCGGCCGTCAGGGGGACCTTCTTCGCGTCGCGTCGGACCCACCTGTCGCGGGTCGTCAGCTCTCGCGGAGTCGCGTCGTTCTTCGCCGCGCGGTGCGCAGCAACACGGCAACGGGTGGAGCAAAAGCGTGCGCGGTGCGAGTGCCTCGCGCCCAGGTGCTCCGGGCACCACTCGCATTTCCGTGTGTTCATGGGGCCCATTCTAGTGCGGCCGGTAACGGTAAAACAAGGGTTGACCAGGGACTTTGTAAGCCACCTCGTGGGTGGATCGCTGTACGCCCGTCTGCCGTTTCGGAGGTCAGATCAGCCCGGAAGGCCGGCGTTCGGCCCTCCACGGGGCGCCTGTGGACGCCTCGCCCACATCCCCCAGACCCGTACAGACCGCGACGCCCAGCACCTTAACGGCACGGAAGGTGCCCCGGAGGGGGCATACCGGGTGGTATGTACGCCGCCGGGGCACTCAAGCGATCACGCAGCGACCACCAGTTCGGGCACGGGTTGATCATCGCGGGCGCCCTTGCGCGAGTTGCACAGGAAGTGTGCGCACTGCACGTTGGCCGGCTCGTGCGTCCCACCGTTGGCCAGTGAGATCACGTGGTCAACAACAGGTGCAAGCGGATGCGGAACGACCTCGTCACGCTCCACAGCACCTCCGCACAGACCGCAGGTCCATCCGTCCCGCGCGTACACCATGGCAGGCGACACGTGGGCCACGTATGCATCACGTGCGCGCGCTCGTCGGGCTGCCTTGCCGTCAGCCTTCAGACACCGATGACTGCAATAGGCTGACGGCCTACGGTTGTCAGCCAGCACATACGGCGTGGCACACCGCCGGCACACGCCCGCTATCCACCTGCGCGGGTGAGCTACTGACTGTCGTGCAGGGTGCCGCTCCGGTATCTCACATGTACGGCCCCGTCGTGCGGGGTGCGTCTCTGGTATGGGGCTCTCCTTCACCCCATCCTGCATGAGGACTCGGCATTCGGGCGAGCAGTACTTAGCATCCTTGCGCTGCGTCCTCCACGTCCGCCCACACGCGAGGCACTCGCGATCGACCTTGTACTTGTCGGCATTGGCCTTCTGGTACGCAGCGTTGTAGTCCTTCAGCTTGCGTCGCTGCTCCGCGAGCCGGCCGTCAGCCCTACGCCGCGCGGTGTACGCACGTTGCTCACACAGGGGCTCGCAGTACTTCCTCCTACGGGGCGCTTCAAACGCCTTCCCACAAGGCTCGTACTGGCACGCCAAAGCAAGGCTCTCCGCCATGTCTGCTCCAAGGAATAGCGAGAGCCCCCAACGCCTTGGTTCGCTGGGGGCTCTCTTCCCGCGGGGATCAGCCGCGGGTGCCTATGGGGTTGTGGTGCTACTCGGCTGCGAAGCCGATGGGGTTGCGCACGCTGGGCTCGTCGTCCTCGCCCCTGATCTCCACAGAGGCGGGCCGGAGAACGAGCGTTACGGTCATCGACCGGATGTCTCCGTCGCCCATGTCGACCTTCGGAGGTCGCGCCATCGTCCCGACGTAGGTCCCGTTCACGCGGACCGCGGACACCAGAACTCCGTCAGCGGGGTCGTAGTCCGCGTCGATGATCTCGACTCGTGCTCCGCCAGAGCGGGCCATCAGTCCTCCAGCGCCGGGTGAGTTGGCTTCGGTCGGTTGATCGTCACGCGCGTCAGTGCGGCGGCTCGCCCGCCTTCGCTACTGCTCTTCTTCTGGTGGTGCCACTTGCAGAGCAGCCGCAAGTTCTCTTCGCTGTGGTCGTCGCCCGGGATGATGTGGTCGACGTCAGTGCCTTCCGCGCTACACTTCGTGCCGTCGCTCATGGGCCAGACGCACGACTTGTCACGCCGGATGATGCGGCGTCGGATCTTCGGCCAGTCCTTCGGGAGACGCTCGCGCCGGGTGCTGCCTTCCCACGCCATAGCGCCTCCGCTTCCTGCGCCCGTGCCTTACGCTGTGGGCTCCGTGCGGCCAGGGGAGGCCGCTAAGTTCATGGGGGGATGCGCTATGCGCGCCTACATCCGCCGTGCCGTGGTGCCGGCCGTCGCTCTGTCCTTCGCCCTGGTGACGGGGTGCTCGTCCGATGACGGGGGCGGGGAGGCGACGTCGAAGCAAGAGCCAGCCGCGGAGGCTTCCGTCGAGCCGGCGGACGCGCCGTCATCGGAGCCGCCCTCTTCCGCCCCGGCCCCGGTCGTCAAGGTCGGTGAGACGAAGACGTGGGACTACGGCGAGACGGACGACTACGGCGAGAACTTCAAGGTCACGACGAAGATGTCCGTCACGGTCGTCAGCGCGAAGTACGTGACGCCGGCTGAGATCGACACGACCAACAGGCCGGAGCAAGGTCAGTTCGTGGAGCTGACGCTGACGCTGAAGAACGTCGGCAAGGCTCCCGCGGACGTCATGCTCTACGGGATGCTGAAGTGGGAAGACGATCAGACGGCCGCGCAGGACGCCACGACGTTGGAGGGCGCCGGCGAAGGGCCGGAGCTGGACACGACGTACAAGCCGGGCCAGTCCGTCACGGGCAAGGTGGTGCTCGACGTCGCACGCAAGGGCGGGACAGTCAGCTACACCGGCACGGATGATCCCAACGCGGAGGCGGCTTTCGTCGTGGAGCTTCCGTCCTCCTGAACGTAGTCAGCCCCGCTCCCGGGAACTCTCCTCCGGGGCGGGGCGTGTCTGCTAGCGTGGAACGCGCAACATCTCCCCGCCGACGCGGGGGTGGCCCGGTTGATGGGCACGGAGGTTGTTCTCGAACCTCCTCTTCCCCGCCGATGCGGGGGTGTTCCTGCTTGGTACTCGAAGTGGTCCCCGCCGTTGCGGGGGATGGGGAGCGGCTCCGTCTGGGGCCGCTCTTCTCTGTGTCGGAACGGCAGGGATCGAACCTGCGTCCTCCCGCTCCCAAAGCGGGCGCCCGGCCTCTGGGCTACGTTCCGTGGGCGGTGCCAGCCGGCGGCTCCCGAGTGGTGTTGGGACCGTTCACGGGCTCACGACTTGCGGACGATTTCAGAGGGCCACTCCCGCTCTGCGTCCTACGCCTCCGCCTGGCGCTCGTCCCTGGCCGTGGAATCGAACCACGCTAGCCGTCTCCAGCGCAGGCTTTACAGGCCCGCTTGCGTCCCAGCGCTCCAGGGTTGCGCGGAAGGTGAGGGAGTCGAACCCCCAACGGCCGGAACCGCCACGCTTTTCGAGAGCGCGTGGCACGCCAGTGCCGGACCTTCCTCGTCAGGGTCTTTGGTGAGGCAGGACCCGACGTCCCGGAGACTGCCTAGCCTCGCCAGTCCCGGGGGAGGGCGAGGAACAATGTGCTGTCCGGGTCCCGCCGTCGGACAGCATGGGTCGCGTCCGGCTCAGCCGGGGCCCACCTGCAAGGCGCGTGCTGATCAGTCACGCACGGGACGCCTCCTGTTGGCACGGAGGGATTCGAACCCCCAACGCACGGCTCCGTAA